TAACTCGGTATATAGTTCAGCAATTCGTTGGTTAAATTGTAAAAAAAAACCATAGCACCTAATACAACACTTAATGGCATCTCTTTCATTACCTCGCTGTACTTGTGGCTTCCTTCATATTCTTCTATTAAATACTTGTGTCCTTGCTTTTGTTTGAGTGGTCTGAATAATACAGCCATTGCCTTATGCATATTACCCCATTCATTTATATAGCTTGTAACGTCTTTATTTTCTCCATAGGTAATCTCATCAAGGTTTGGTATAAAACCATAAGAAACACCATTTAAATTAAACGTAGGGATAAACTTATGTTCTTGGTCGAATAGTTTATTGATGTGATTGATTAAGTAATCTACATCTTTGTCTTTAATCTTACCAAGCTCTTTTGTGTTTATGTTGAGGATGCATTTAAGTAAATCATCATTACTTGGATTCTCTATAAGTAAGAAATCTTGATAGTCTTTTAACTTGACTTCCTTAAGTGTACTTGGTATAGAAACTTCTAATTGCATAAAGTGTTTTTTATAAAACAAAAAAAGGATTACTTTGTATAAAGCAACCCTCTTTTATCTAACTATCAACTAAAAATTATCTTAATGTCTTATATAGGTATAAGTATAACTCTTGTATCTTATCTCCTAACTGTTTGTCTTGTCTGTATGTTTCTTTTCCGATTTGTATTCTTCCTTCTCTATGTATCTCTAATTTAACCTCTGGTCTTCTTGTTCTTGTTAATGGTTTTACTATTACCTTGATGTCATTCTTTAAACACCAACTAATAGCATCTCTAACGTTTCTTGTCATTTAAACAAGTTAATCATTATTGCTGGAATAAATAGTGTAGATAATAAACAAATTATTTGATATATTCTTGTATATAGTTTTCTATAGTAAATAGTATCTGTGTATTCTTTTAGTGTATATACTTTTGTTTTATTGTTTTTTGTTACTATTACTTCGTTTTGTTTTACCTCTATCATATCTAAAATATTAAGTTATGTATAATAGATTCAAGGGATAATAATACTACACTTGCAACTAATAATACAAATGAGAATAATGATAATGTTAAGTAGTGTTTTAGTTTTTTCATTGTTTTGTTTTTAGTTATTAATTATACTGCAATATATAACTATTTAACTTATAAACAAAATTATTAATAACTTTTTTTTAGTAAATGTAATATTGACCCTTATTAGGATTCTCTAATTGTGAAGTGATAGCATACCTCATCGCATCTATACAATGGTTAAAAGCATCTATTGGTTTGTTAAGTGTTTCTCCTTCTTTGTTCTTTAACCAAATGTAGTTCTGTAGTTCTTTGATTAAGTTATGACTTCTATTAGTTATATAGATTTCATTTTGATTGATGAGGTTGATACCATACACTATTGAGTCTTTACCTTTTTTTACTGGCATTATTAAATGACCATAGCTTGACAACTCTGCAATACTTTTAGGTTCTGCTGAATCTGCATATATGATTTCTTTTGCTTGGTGTGTTTTAAGTAAGTTGCTTATCTGACTATTTAGTAATCCTTTTTGGTATATGACCTCATCAAAGATATATGAGTTGTTGAATTTGTAGAGTGCTATTAAAGTAGAAGGGTCATTAGTATAACCAAAGTCCATTCCGTAACAAAGTAGTCTTGCTTCGTTTGGTAAGTCTATAGGCTTCCAGTCTTTTATACAAGCACCTTCTAAACTTCCTATCTCTCCAAGTCCATATACATTCCACCAGTTGTTCCAATAAGTAGATGTCTTTGCTTTGTCTTTAGCTTTCTCTATGTCTTTTATTATTGTGTCTGGTAATGCTTCGTTGTCTAAATAAGTAAGCTTTATAAAGTCTGCATCTTCTTTGCCTTGTAGTTCTGTATGCGCCCAGAATGATGAGGTTGGGTTGAAGTCAATCCATATATCTCCAGATGTTCTTATTGCTAATTGGTTGTATGCTTCGTAAGGTATGTTGTTAGCTTCGTTTACATATAGTGTGTGCCTTCTTGCTCCTCTTAACTTGTCTGCTGATTCAACACTAAAGAACTCTATGTAACTTCCGTTTGCAAACTTATACTTAAGCATTGACTTATTATATTGCATATCATTATAACGATTGGTCATCATCATAATCTTTAGGAAGTCTTTTAAAGCACCTCTACGCAAATGTGGTATAGACTCACTAACTACGCTTATTTCTACGTTAGGAGTTCTTATAGCTCTATCTATGAGGATTGGTAGTATGCCGAATGTCTTACCAGCAGATGTTCCACCTTGAACTATCTTTTTACGTTTCTTTAGTTTAAGAAGTTTTTTAATTGCAGTTGTTACTACAAACATTAATCAATAATATTAAATAAAGGTTGCTCGTTGTTTAGAGTGATGTCTTTTGTTTCTCTTGGTTTACCAGCATAATAATGATAGAACATTTGTATAAACTTAAACTCTCCAGATTCTATTCCTTTTTTTAGAGCTGCATAAGCTTGTGGCTCAAGTGGTGTTAGTCTTTCGATTAACTTTATCTCTTCGGCTTTAGGCTTTCTACCAGCAGTTGTATGTCCTCCGTTGTTTTTTCTTTTATCCATAATTAAAAAAGATTATTATTAATTATTTTTTATATAACAAATATATTGTGTTTTTGTTATTCTTCAAATTCTTTTAATCTATTAATAACTCTTTTTATTCTGTATTCTGCTACTGGGAATTGTTCTTCTGGTATGTCTTGTATTGTTTCTAATATAGGTCTTAACTTTGGGTCTATTTTTATTTGTTTTAAGAACTTAAATCTTGTTTCTAATTTTCTGTGTTCTTCTTGTAGTGTTTTTAGTTTTTGGTGTTTAGGTATATATTCCTCTGTTGCTATTATTCTATTGTATATTTCCATATATTTAGGATTATACATTTCGAATGTAGGGAATATATTGTTTATACAGTGTAGTACTGTAGCGTGGTCAAGGTTTAGTGTTTCTCCTATTTTCTTTAGTGATAGGTTTGTTCTGTCTTTACATATTCTAAAGTATATAGCTCTGCCATAGACTATGTCTCTTTTTCTTGAGTTTACATTTATTCTATATCCTAACTCGCCTTCTACTAATTCTTTAATCTCTTTCGTTGTCATCTATTATATTTTTTATTAATTGTGTAAATTCTATTTGTTCTATTGCTAATTTAATTCCTTCACATTCCAAGTACATTTCTTTGTCTTCATAGTCGTATAAGATAATTCTTAAATCTTCTAATTCAGTTCCTTTCTCGTAGTCGTATAATGTGATGTAGTAAAATTGATATATTATATCATTCTTGAGTCCTTGTGTTTCGTACATATTCAATCTCTCTTTCAAGATAGTCTTTAGCTTTTAGTAAATCCATTAGTTCGTGATTCTTCTTGTCTGCTCTACTTATGTACTTTATTATGTTTCCTCTATTGAAGTTTAAGTTGTAGTCTTTGATAAAATCTATAACATCATATCCTTTTCCGTTTTCATAGTGTGGTTGAGTTGCTCTCATTGTTTTTGTCTTTTATTAATACTCCATTTCTTTTTACTTTAGGTTTTCTTTCTTCTTCTATAAACCTTTCCTTTTGCTTTCTTCTTGCAGCCTTTTGTTTTTTGTTAGGCTTATCTTTTTTTAAGGGTTTAAACCATCTCATTAAAATAATTCTATTTGATTAATATTTTCTTTTGTTCTTATACCCATTACTGTATCAAGTATTGTTTTACCAGCTTCATAGTCTACAAGGTTTCTTGCTACTTTTTGTATTGTTTGTTTGCCATTATATTTCTTAAAGTTATAATCGTGAAATTCTGATAAAGCATCTATTAAGTTTTTAGTTCTGCCCAAGTCTGGATTTTTTCTATTAGATAATATGCTTGGTAAATTAAAATTAGTCCAGTAAATATGCCTATGTCTTTTATAACCTTCTATTAATAAATCATAAAAAGGTATTACGTTTTCAACTACCCACTTTCCACTATAATAATGTTTAAGAAATATTATCTCTTGATATAAAGCCATATCTGGATATTTCATTGTTCTTTTTGTTTTCATAGATACATTAAATCTACTATGTGTTGGGCAAGGAGGAGAACTCCAAATAAAATCAAAATCTTTGTAGTGGTCTAATAAGTATTGGTGTGCATCTGCAACTATTACTTTGTCATTA